CCTCATCCTCCGCCACAGTAGATCGCGCCCCTCCTCGCGTCAATCTTGGGCGCCTTGCCCCGCGCCGCCACGTCAAACTGCCAGAGCCCTTCAAACCGGTCCCCTCTCGGAGACCACCACCGCCCAAACCTTCTTCGTAGTACTGTAGTCCACGCCTAGCCGCCGCTCTCATGTACGCCGGGGGGTCAAGGTTCACCGCACGAATTTCCTCCCGTAGAGAGTCAATCTTGGTTAGGGTGCTGAAACGGTGTCCAACCAGCGTGTCGGGGGCTTCCCAACCTTCTTCGCCCTCACTCCATACACGAATTAGTGCGGCAGGGTCGTCCTCGTCACCGTTGATTGTGAAACTGCTGTCCGGTACATCAATCTGCCCATCTCGCTCGATACGGGTAATTTGCCCTTGTGCGGTTCCACCGGAACTATCCCACCGAACAAAGTCACCAACAGATAGTTCGTCTGGTTCTGCCCTGTTAAAGGTTCCCTCGTACTCACCACCAGGTTCGATGTCTTCCTGTAACGAGATTGCCACCATTTGCTCGATTGCCGTTTCTTTCGTTGCGTGACAACCCAGAGCCTCACCGTCGTCTTTTACGACAGCCCAGCCGTTACAATCGGGATGTTCCTCTGTAATGTAGTAAGGCATTAGTCGTTTTTCCTCACATCCAACACACCTAACTCCAACCCATTAGGGTCAGACAACGCATACAATTCGTCGTTCGGTTCTAATGTCATAACCAAACTCTCGCCAGGGTCAAGGTGGATACTATTAGAAACCGTAAGTTCTGGTCCGCCAATGTAAACATATTGGTTTGAGCTTTTTTCCATGTTGTGCAAATGCACCTCGTGTGGCATATTGTCTGCACCAACAACAACCTGTGCTGTCGTTCCACAGGTAACAATACGATGCACCAATGTCATTAGGTCACCTCGTCCTTGTAAACCGACTCAGGGTTGGTCGGGTCTATTTGTGAAACCGGCTGTAGTTGTGTAGACGGCAATCCTGTGTGGTCCATCGGTGGAAGGTCAAGGTTAGCCAAAACCATAGCAGGGTCGAACCCAACCATCACCAACGACTTAGCCATTTCCACTCGTTCACGCTGAGCCTTCACATGCGACTCTGTAAGGTCCACATTTGCAAGTGGAACCCTCACCACATCCGCTGACGAATCGTCCATAGGCGCAAGGTCCTCAAGTCTACGAACATCGTTAATCGTCAAGAACCCAGACTGCAACCCTGTACTGTAAGCACTCATACGCGACTGAATGTCTGCCCTCAGCAATCCGTCAAGGTTGAACTTCAAGAACGCCATATCGCCACCGGAATAACGACGCAACAACGGTGACATTGCGGACTCAATCTTCGTAATAACCGGGCGTAATCCATGTGTAATCCACGCCAGGTTTGTCTGCTCAACAGACGCATACGAGTTTGTACCAGGTAATGCTAGGAGGTGGGGTGGAACATTGAAAGCACGAGCAACATCCTCGACAGCCAGATGCCTCGACTCGACAGCCTGTGACTGTGCCGGGTCAATTTGTGTTGCTTTGAAGGTTGCCCCACCAGACAGAACACCAGTGCGGTGACCTTTACGCCAACCCCTGTGACGGTTGTCAAAACCATTAGCCAAGTTTTGCGCTTGTTCAGCGGTCAGGTTACCAGGGAACTCGATAATGCCGGACAGGTTTGTTCCGGTTCCATAAAACGATGCGGCAAACTTTTCCAGCGCCATAGCCAGACCAAAGTTTTCTTTAAGGGCCTTGACCCTCGAAACACCGCGAATGTCACCAGCACGAACAACATCCGGTATAAAAATTACCTCGTCACTCGTTAGTGGTTTTTCCTCACCCTCAACAACGAACATCAGTCTTCCCAGACCGTTTCGCTTGATTGTTACCTGGAGTGGGTTCAACGCTACAAGGTTCACAACCTCACCACGAGGATTGCTATACACGCGAACGAAAGCGTTACCTTCCAACAGCAGTGAGGTGATTACCGCTGAGTAAAACGCCTCTCGTGGAATGTCCACATCTGGTTGTTCTACCCATGATGGTCTGGGTCTGAACGGGAACCTGGTTTCGTTCTCACGAACAAAGCAATCAAGTGGGAGCGTTGAAATTGTGTCTGCAATAAGTGAGATTGCAGAAAACACAGCATTGACCTGGAACACGGTATCGCTGTTGATGTTGGTTGCGGAAAGGTTACCGAACGCAATATCGTCACCAGCCTCGAAAACGGTTTGGTACTCAACCGCACGCTGTTCAAACAATCTGTCGAAAACCATTTATCGTCCTATCGCAATACCAATAACAATGGCAAACACGCCACCGACAATCAACCCTGCCGGGATACTGACCAAACCGGCACCGAGAGTTACAGCAACAGCGCCAGCGATTTGTAATGTTGTAGACATAGCCCTAACCAAAAAATTGTGGTACAACTGCTTCTATTCTACCGACAGTTGCCCGGTCAAACGCCAACACAGCGGCAACAGCCGCGTCAATGCGTCGTGGTGATGCTCTTTTTTCTTTTACAATGCGTGGTCCAAGGTTATCAACTTTTACCACCGCGTTGTCTAGGTGTCTTGCCAGCGTGGGGTCTCCATCGTGAACCACCGTATTTTCAACCACAGCATCGTAAAACTTGGCGCACGCTGGAACCATACGACGAGCGCTTGTGCTTGGCCATTCCACGATAGGTAGTCCGGCTTCCTCAAGTACCTGCATTGAGCGTTGCCAACGGAAAGGGTCACACGCAATCTCTCGAACCTTTGGATGTTCCTGGCAAAACTTGATAATGGTTTGTTCAACATCTTGTATGTCCACACGCCAGTTGAGGTCTTGCTCTGACTCGTCTTTTTCCCAAGCCTTTACCATAAACACTTTTACTTTTTCGTCTTCAGTTTTCGGTATCGTAGCGCCAACAATTACTGTGGCGTCACCGCTGAACGAACCGTCGAAACCGAGGACAATTTCATCGTCAGGGCTGACCTCAAAATCTGCTATACACGTTTCCCACGAACCACTAGGTAACCAGGAAAGTTGACTAGATACCCATTGGTTACAACGCTTGGTACGAAACTCGGCTTCAGGGGTACGACGGACAGCACTGTGAAAGTCTCCTGGGTCTGAAAGGTCGTTGAACCCAGGGTTTGCTATACGCCATGTTTCTTCAGAACGATGGTCACCGTCAGCCTCCCACCAGGCCATGAAGTACGAATCGTCTTCCACCTCACCGCGTATTTGTTTCTGACCGTACTGGTACAAGGTGTACGCAATGCTGTCCTGTCCTCGGTTATCTGTTTTGACCCCGGCTGTTGTGATAGCACATAGCGTTGCTTCTTTACCTCGCGCACCCATAGACAGGGACATAACATCAAAGAGTTCTCGGTTGGGCTGAGCGTGCAACTCGTCGAACATAACGAAGTGTGGGTTCAGACCTTCCTTACTGTATGCCTCTGCTGAGAGAACACGATACACAGAACCGAGCGCCTTGAACTCGATAGCGTCACGATATAAAGTTGTCAACGCAGACAGTTGTGGGGAAGCCTCCACCATTCGTTTCGCGTCAGCAAACACGATACGAGCCTGTTGCTTTTCAGCGGCAACCGAGTACACCTCACCACCCTTTGGACCGAGGATTAGCGAAAACAACGCTATCGCTGAACCGAGAGCCGACTTCCCACTCTTTCGTGGCATACCAATCAGGCTGATGCGGTGGCGTAATCCGTCCTCGTCCCACGCAAACACTCGTTCCAGTATTTTCTCTTGCCAAGGGCGCAGGACCATTTTCTCACCAGCCTTACCAGCCACAGAGTCTTTGGTGATAATGCCGAACTGGTCAATAAACTCGACCACAGGTTCTTGTTCCCGACCACGCTGTATTGCTTCGTCAGGTACAGGGGTAACCCAGCGCGGTGGCCAACTATCTGTTTGCACGACGAATTAGCATTTCCTCTAGTTTGGTTTGCGCTTTCACCTCAGCCACACCCAAACGCGAACGGTCCGTTGGTGTGAAACCAAGTAACGAAAGGTTACCGATAATGATTCTCGTTAGGTCGTTCAACTGACGGCGTTCTTTCGTGTCCTCTGTTCGTAAAACAGATGCGCGCAACGCCCACCTTTCGTCCACCAACTCACAAGTAATCAGTAACAACTCTAGGTCGGTGTGAGGGCTAATCCACGATGCACCAGAGTCCCACACGCGGTCCCACAATTCTTTGCCCGGTTTACCGAGCGGTCTGTCCGGTTCAGGTTTCTCTGTGATTGCAGGAAGCGCCTCAACCTCCGCCACCTCTGGCAGGGGACGATGACCAGGGTTACCCAGGAGTCTTTTTTGCTCTACGGGTTTTGGTGGTCGTCCGCGCTGTGGCATTTTTGTCCTCTAGTAGTTTCCGTACCTGGTCCGACTTTACCTCGTCAGCAACTTGCTTC